TGTCGGCATCATCGTCATCTTCAGGCTCGTCAATGAAGACCGTGCCTTGAGGGTCGCTATATGGCTTGGGTGCTTCTGGCTCTGGCGCGGGCGTGTCCAGTTCAAGCGGCGCTTCTGGCTCTGGCGTAGGTTCTTTGTCACGGACATTAGCATTTAAGCTCAATCCACCAAGTAACCCTACAAACGCACCGATGATGGTCTGGAAGGCGGGGTTGACCATCTCAAGGATGGCGGTGCTTTCTATAACGTCATTAGGCATAAACAGGCCAACGGCTAGTGTCAGCACAACGACAAGGATAACTGCCGCCAGCGTGACGATGGCCACGCGCACAACAAACTCGATGGTGTCGTTGACACCTTCACCCTTGCTCTCAAAACTATTTAGGAAGCTCATCTTCTTCTCCTTCGATATTCTCTGGCGGCTTCGAAGTCATTGAGCCGTTGCCCTGACCCGCCATTAATCCTGCCAACGCCCCGACGATAAATGTCGCTATCGGGTTAATCAGCTTAAAAAACTCAGCGTCATTCGGGGACTGCCCCTCCATCGGCTGCGACACAAACACCAGCGAGTACAGCACGGTCGCCACGATGAACGTAAGCGTCAGCGACAGTACGATGCCGACGATGAAACGCAGCATCTCCTCCGGCGACCAATCCCTAGTGGGCTTCATGCTTTTCTTCACCCGTATCTATCAACCACTCGGTGCAGTAGCCCATAGCGATACACTTAGGCTTCTTGCAGATTTCTTCCTGCCAGTTCTCAGGGTCTTGGCAGTCATACCGATAGCGATCCTGACACCCTGCCAAGGCCACCAGTACCAGTAGTAAAATACTTACTCGCACAGTTTAGCTCCTGACTTAAGCTACTACGCAATCCGAATAATAGCTGTGGTGTTCGTAGCGGTTGGGAAGATGATGGTGAAGTCGCCGTCCGTCGAGGACTTATCCGAACCGAAGTCCAAAACAGCTACTGCAGCGTTCGTTAGCGTAGTGTTTGCATTCGAGTTAGCCGAAGGAGTCGTGTTATAGATCAATGCGCCACGAGCCGTAATCGTTGCATTAGCGAAGGTTAGGTCGGAGAAGTCCGTGAAACCCGTGCCCGTCGAAGCTGTATTATTCGACGTAACTACACCGAGATTGACGAGCGTACCGCCCCCTGCTGTGTAGTTAGTACCCGACGAAGATACTTCGTTTGAAGAGCTATACGCCGTCGTGTTCGCATCTAGTGATGCTGACGAAGTGTATAGCGCCAGCTTAAAAGTATCGCCACCTGTAGCGCGGAAATCGTGTACAGCAAGCATAAGCTCGGCCTTAAACGATGTGGTCATTGCTTGGGTAATTGGCATCTTAAGGCCTCCTTATGTATCGAGTATAGCGGTTAGCTCTGGATGCCCCGCCTGCTTAAATTTGTTCACCAGAGTTACGTTATGGGACCGCACGGCCTCATGCATATAATGCACAAGCACGGCACGAATGCTGTCCTTAAAAGCTTCTGCTTGGTCCCTAATCGCAGGATGCGCGCTGCTGCCTACATAGATAATCTTATCCAAGGCGCGCTCGGCTACCTCTTCAGGAGTAGACCCGCGGTTTTCAGTCGTCATAACCATGACGCTACCAATATCACCACCTGCAAGTGCACTAAGCATATATATCTCCTACCCTACCGGATACCGGACTTGTGGTGTCCGGTACATATCCTGACGGTTTTTGCCTTCGCCAAGCTGTTTGAGCATACCCATCGCTTCCGAGTACCGTTTCTGGTACTCAGCGTTAATATCCTGCTCGCCCTTCATAAAGATATACGCCTCAATTAGCGCACCGTAAAGCAAAGCGCTATCGAAATTATCACCCAACCACGACGTACCCGCAGTCACAATCGACTCTGGGTAGTAGAAGTAATGTAGTTCGACTGCATAGTTAGCGTCCGGCGTCGGCCCCAAAATGTACGAGTTCTCGTCAAAGTAGGCGTAGTGCGTGGGTATACCTGTCGTAGCCGGATTAGGGAACGACTGCCGGATGTAGCTCACATCCTTGTTGAGTAGGTACTCATAGCGTCCAGTAGCGTCGATAACAGCCATGGAGAAGTTAGCCAGCCAGTCTGAAGGTACCGAAAGGTACTTGTTACCTGACGTCATATTACCCGTCACGTTCTTACGTAGGTCAAGCAGCTGCACCGTGTTAAAGATGCGCTGCTCAGCCTGTTCGATAAACGTGTTGATCTGTTCGGCAGACGTAAACGTCACCGGAGTGGAGCCGTCAGAGCCGGTCCATGAGGTGTTGGGGAAGTCGTTTTCGACGTACCCCTTGATTGTCTCGAACAGTTCAGCGTAATTCATTATGCCAACTTCTTGCTGCTATGCGTGCCCTTAGTCGCCGCACCCGTACCGCGAGTTTTCACAGTCTGAGTGTTAGCTACTTTATTAGGGTAGCCCGAGTTGTTCTTCACAATCGGCACCGTTTTTGGCTTGTAGTCCATATTATTTACCCCGCGAAGATTTCTTCTGGTTTGCGACTTTAGCAAGATTGCGGCCCATAGCACCCATTTGTGCGTTGGTCTTGCCGCCCTTGGCCATCTTAGTCAGGGGTTTGCCCTTGTGCATTGCGCGCTCGTGCTTGTGCACGGCCTTCGCTGCAGTGGCTTTATCCTGCTTCATATCTTTCTTATCCATCACTAATTCTCCGTCTCGATTGTTACGGTCCCTACTTGACCAGTCCCTAATAGCGTATTTGGAAGACCAAATAAACCCAAAGGATCATTTAGTCCTACAGGGTTCCAACCCCACTGGATTATGCGACTACCGTCACTTGGGTTATTGTTCGGGTTAAGGCCCGATTGGTAGTAGCTGTTGTCTGGGCGTGGGTCTCGCAACGCCTGTGGGTCATCCACTGGATACATACCCAACTGAAGCTGGGGCTGATCTGGTTCCCAGCAAGTGGGGCACACAAGGATGTTGACATTCTTAGTCTTAATGACGAGCCGCTTGAGTTCCTTCAGCTTGTAGCGAAAGTTACAGCGGTCGCACTGGGCGATTGCCCATTTACCAGATGCAAACCGATTAGGCATGCGTCACCGGAAATACTGACGAGGCGCGATGCGCAATGGCGCTTTCTCGCGGTCCTCATCAGCAGCCTGTTGCCAGAGTTCTTCGTATTCAGCCTTTAGCATCTGGCTGCGCTCAAGCGCGCCGGGAACCTTCAAGGATAGGTGATACGCGAGACCAGCCACCAAACAAGGGAGGAACCTAAACGGTATATCTTGCGTAGTAACACCATCACCAGCATCCTGTAAGCGGCGCAAGCGCCAGTAAACAAAAGTGTAGAAGTTGCTCTGGTCTGGGGCTGGCCAGACGTTAATTGACGGATGATCGACACCCGTAGCCGGGTTAGTGCCCGCAGGCTGTCCACCCACTGGATAGGTCGCACCTGACTGACGGTTAATCCACACTTGGATAGGACGCCCTTGGGCATTCTTGTTAGGGATTGTCGAGTATGTGTCGATGCTGATACGGCTAATAGTGATGTCGGTTTGCTGCTGCCCAGTCTGGGTACGCACGACATGCTCAAGCAAATCTATGGTATCTATAGGCAGGTCATAAACAATCTGCCCCTGAACAAGCGGAATAGAACCTTGCTCGATGGTCCACAGGTTAATACCACGGTTAGCCCACTCAATAGTGAGCAGGTTGAGGCTACGACGCGCAGTGCGTAAATCATAACCCGTGCGAAGCTCAGCCCCGCAACGCTCAAAAGCCTCTTCGACTAGGTCGTTGAGGTTAAGATTAAATGTGCTGGTTCCGCTAGTGGTCATCGGTATTTAGCTGCCTTCTTCGCTATGGCCTTCGGCTGCTTAACGAACTGTTTGCCCGCCTTAATGCCTGCGCGTTTCGCCTTACTTGTAGCAGAGTATTCCTGCGAACTCAAAGCCTCACGTGCTTTCTTAGGTAAGTAGCGCTCACCCGTAGCTTTCTTGCCCTGCGTAGACGGCTTGCCCGACTTGGTTCCCCAGTCTTCCTTGGTCCATTTGGTCAAGGATTTCTGTGCTTCTGTCTTTGGGCCGCTATAGCCACCGCCAGACTTCTTGTACCGCTGCGTAGCAAGCTGAGCTTTTCTCGCGGACCATTGCCCCGGATTGCCGCCTTTGTCGCCAGCTTTTACACTAGCGACAATGCGTTTCCATTTGGGTTCGTCCGACCGGGCCATTACTTCTTCTTGAAGCCTTTCAGCATCTGCGCAAATCGTGCACGTTGACCTAGCTTGCCGGGGGCCTTAGCAGCTTTGGCGAGTTTTCCTGTTGGGATTTTCTTTCCCTCAGGAGTGCCAAGCTGCGCACGGAGTGCGCCGGGTTTCTTGATCGCTTTGGAGATGTCAAGCTTTGCTTTGCCACCCTTTGCGTACATCGAGACATCGTTAGGATTGTCTTTCCGTTTGATCGTCTTCCTACCCGGCATCTTAGACGCTTTCATATCGCCCATACCCCGACAAGCGCGCATTACTTACGTGCCCCTTTGCAACGTGTTTTGCCCTTAGTAGCAATACCGTCAATCGACCGGACCGAGCCACCCTTAGCGTAGCAAGCGCCGCCCTTGTTCATCTTGACCTGCTTGCCCTTGGTGAGACCCTTTTTGGCAACGCCGTTAGCAGCTTTGTGTCCGCTAGTAAGACCACCCGCAGCAAACTTCTTCATTGCGCGGCCCTCAGTGTCGGCTGACTTTTTGACAAGCGCACGACCAGATTTATTCGCTGCCTTCATAGAACCGCCCTTTGCGGCTTTCTTGGGTACAAGGCTATTCATACGCGCTAGAATGCTCTGTATCGCCGCCTGATGCTGCGCTGGGGTACTGCGATTATCCATCTGGAGCTTACGCAATTCACCCGATGCCCGAGTAATTTCTTTCAGCGGTACGCCCTGTTTAAGGAAGTTACTAGAGACAGTGGAAAAATCCCTAAGCGATTGGTTACGGTCAAAATTTTTGTTTGTCTGCACGCCAATTACATTGCCCGCGGCATCTTTTGTATAAGTATTCGTATTTGACCCATCCCTGTTTGGCGTAGCCGAACTGTACTTCGCCTGAAGAATAGCCTGCGCGTTGTTTGCACGGCGTTCTGCATCAGTCCCCTGAGTAGTAGCCGACATGCCCGGACCCACATAAGGCCGTGCCGCAGTATTAGCCGCTGGTGGTGCAACCGAAGTAGTAGTAGTAGTGGGCCGTGCAGCGGTATTAGCTGCTGGCGGTGCAGTGTTTGTCGCTGCTGGTGGCATAGTGGACATACCACCCACGGCCATCTTCTTGACCTTGCCGCCTTTAGCGTATTTCATAATTTTGCCTCCTTTGGCTTTGTTAGCAGCGTTCTTTTTAGCTGCTGCGTCACCATACGTAATGAAAGCATCTGTATCCGTGCCACTAATAGTTGGTGTACGTCTGCCGTATTTTCTTTCTTGTGATGCTCTAAAAGAGTCAGATGTTTTGAAAAGGTCACCAAAAGAACCACTACGTGACGAGGAACCCTTTGGTGCCAACAACGCTGCTGATGTAGCACCTGTAGCTTTACTATCAGTTTTCAAACCCTTGGCTTCAAGCCTCTTTGCGGCTGTACCGTCCGCAGCGGCTCCTGACCTACTTCCACCACGTACATAGCGGTAGTGTGTGGACACACCTTGCCCAGTGGTCGGCATATCTTTCTTCTTATACGCAAAACCTTGGTCGCCCATACGCTTTGGCGTCGTAGCTGCTGGCTTAGGCTTAGGCTTATCCGCTTCCTTCTTAACCGCTGGCTTCGCACCGATGGAACTATCCATTTTAGGTACAGACAGGGTCTCTGTGATATTTGCTACAGGGCCGGGGTCTTTGGTCACCGATTTTGCTGCGCCGTACTTGCGGGTCTTCGTCAGGTTGCTTTCTGCGAGACGCTCTGCGGCGCGAGTAGCGGTACGATCAGCGCCTGTGCGCTTGGCAAGGTCATCCTTGGCGTCAGCAATACGCTGCTGGCGCTTCGCTTCAGCTACTTCAGCATCCTTACCCGTCTTACGGGCCATAGCTTTTTTGTAATCTTTCTCGATATCCGCCATACGACGGTCATAACGACCCTGTGCGCCACCAACAGAAAACTTTTTCATTGTACGTGCCATGATTAACCTTTCTTTAACCCATCGAGCTTGCTTTCAAGGCGTTCAACTGCCTTATCAAACCGGTCGCCCAGCCTATCCACTACGATATTCATTTCGCCGCGTGTGACATGTTCACGCGCTACTTCCTCGCGGGTTTTGTTAAGCAGGATGCTTATCCGGTCGAGGTCGTCAAACTTACCCTTAAGAAGAAAGCCCATGATACCCACCACAGCAGTTAAAACAATGTTCCATATCATCATCTCCATGTCAGCACTTCCAAGCACGGAGAGATTTGTTGATACGGCTGTTAGGGTCATTCGCGGTCTTCTTCGATGTGAGCTTCTTCTTCATCCCAGTCATCCGAGCACAGAACGACTTCTTGCGTGCACCGCCTTCAGGCTGCGGGGCCTTAAGCCCCGGCTTCCCCGGATTGGCTTTGTTATAGGACGCACGGCCCTTGGCGTTCAAGCCGCCCTTGGGGTTCTTACCTTCCTTGCGTGTCCAAGCCGGGGTCTTAGCCATCAGACAAAACGTCCTTTCGTCTTGCCCTTGATAGCGCAGCCGTCGGCACGCTTGGAAGCAGTTGAGCCACCTTTGGCCATCTTCTTGACCTTGCCGCCCTTACGCATCGTAGGCGCGCCTTCGCCTTCGGCTTCTACTTCTACTTCGACTTCGGTACCATTGGCTTTCTTTTTCTTTTTAAGCGCCTTATCGCGTTGCTTCATAGCGATGTAGCCTACAGGGGAGAGTGGCCCCATTGCGCGACCCAACTCGGAAAACCCTTCACCAAATAGACCCTTGCCGCTTACCACGCCTGCGAGCGGCGAAATGTCACCTAACTTAATACCCATTATGCTGCTTCCTTCTGTGCGGGGGCAATCATCGGGTAAAGGACATCTTCACCATAGTTGCCGGTATATTCCTGTACGCCCATGTGACCTAACGAGATTGATGGGTCGATCCAGACGTCGAAACCGAGTTCACGTGCACGGTCGCAGAAGAGGAAGTCTTCCCCCATGTAACCTTCCGACGTAACTTCGAAATCAAACATCGCAGTGAGCATACGATCCGTGCGTGTGTCATAATATTTCCACTCCGGATGGGCGGCTTCCATCTGTTCAAAGACTTCACGACGCACCAACATAAAGGCAGTCGCCACGCGCTTTGCACGTACGAGGCCCATACCATTCATGGTGAGTTCGCCATTTTCGTCATGGTCAAGCGTAGCGATGTAGGTTTTGGTTTCGCTGCGGGTGCGCGGGACACCAGCGACAATGCCCTTCTTGGGGTCTGTACCCCACGCCATAAGGCGGAAAATATCGTCGGCCTCGAAATTGATGTCCGAGTCGATGAACATTAGGAAATCGCAGTTCGACTCCAGCAAGTCCTGCGCCAGCAGGTTGCGCGCACGGGAGACAACAGAACAGCCGCAAATGCTGCCAATCTGAATATCAATCCCATGCTGCGCAGCCTGTTGCGCAAAACGAGCAAGAGAAACAGCTAGCTTCAAGGATACCTTGAAGTCGTACGCTGGAAGAGCAATGAAGATGCTCTTACCAGCTAAGTCGTAGCTCTGTTCCTGCTGCATATATCACCCGTAGAAAGCTGTAGCGGTTATGTTAGCAGGCAATCCCACGTAAATCCCGTTTTCAGCAAGGATGCCTTCGCCGGGAACAAGGATAGAATATGCCACAGCGTTATAGCTGTCGGCTTCCAGCAAAACGGTCATGTAGACATTCACGTTACCTGTACCAGATGCCGCCGTAGTAACCGTGAAGGAAGTGGCATTAGCCGTAAGAACGGTGTACTCACCGTCCACGCCACTACCACTGGTGAAATCCATCCATATCGTATCACCCGCAGCTAGGGTATTCGCTACCGTAACCGTCATCGTGGTGGAAGCGATGCTATACGTACCCGCTTGCGGGTCGTTGTCCATAAAAAGGACGTTCCTCGCTGCCGCAGCCGCGTTAGCGGAAAGGATAGCCCCCTTCAGACGAGTACGGGAACCGTATATAACACCTGAAGTGGACCGGTGTTTGGATTTGACATCATATTGCATACCCATCAGTATTCTCCTTCTTAGAGGTTGTTACCGATTACGATGCAGTAGTTACGGCAATCCAAGTGGTGCTGCCGTCCGAAACGTACAAGCGAGTCGAAGTCGAGCTACCGTCGCTACGCAGGTAAATCGAACCCTTAGCAGCCGCAATAGTTGGAGCGCCTGAACCGATGTACATACCCATACCAGCAGCGACGTTGGTTGCGATGAATGCAGAAGCACCACCAGCGACAAGCCCAGTAGCGCTGTCAGCCGTGATGTTGCCGGTTGCCGTTATTGTGGTTGCTGCCAAAGAAGTTACCGAAGTAGCAGCGCCAAAAGTGCCGGTAACAGTAACCGCGCCAGTCGTGCCATTGATCGAAATTGTTTGGAAGCCGTTCTCAGAACGAACTGGACCGTTAAATGTAGTATTAGCCATGATTTATCTCCTGTGTAGTAGCACTCGTACGTACCGTCTCTACTAAGTCCGCTGGGCCGGTCGGTACGAATAATATCCCTAGTAACGCAGATATAGCATATAT